AAGAAACGGCACTGTCTTACAAAACACACCTATATTAAATATCTTATCTAATAACATCTCGTCTATGCCTACTAATCTGGGAGCGTTATTTTCAATGTGTGTGAGCATTAACTTTAATGCCCATTCTGTCTTACCACATCCTAAGTTATTGCCACATATCACAAGATTATTTTTGTGTGATTCTAAAAATGCGGGCAGATTATTTCTGATATTCGCCAATCTTCTAAATGACTCTATATCACAATCATCTGGTTTTAAATCCGCTTCTTGTCTTTGAAATTGAGGTATTCCTGCCCAATCTAATAAGAATTGTTCTGAGCCTGAGATTTTCTTATTCTCATCCCATATTGAGTAATTTCTCTCCATTAAAATATCTCGACTCCTCTCTCTTCTTTTTCTTTCATAGCTCTCTTAGCCTCGTCTAAATCTCGTATCTTGATTGTGTCTTGTTTTGTTTCATACCGAGTTGTACTTGATGTTGCTCTATACTCATAAAAACAATGCCACTTTTTATCAATAGATTGCTGAATAATCCTTTGTTTATCGCCGTTTAACTTTAATAACTCATCTAAATGTTTGGCATACTTTCTTGGCTCATTATTTATGTTTGCATCAACACTATGAAAAGACCAATCAATATGCTGGCGTAATAATAATTTTTCATCATCTGTAAATTCTCTCTTATCAATCTCGGCTAAACATTTATCATATTTAGATTCTTTCTTTTTGGCTTTCTTTTGTTCGTCTATAACTATACCACTACATAAATCATCTGTTAGTTTATTTGTACTGAAATTTCTAGGATGATTTTTAGAAGAAGCACCGGCTCCGGTGCTTTTATTTAAACTTATTTTATTATTTATATTATGTGGTGAACTCAGTTCACTAGGGGGTGGTGAAGTAGGTTCACCAGTAGGTGGTGAACTCAGTTCACTAGCTAAAATATTTTCTATGTAGGAATAGTTGCATTTATACTTGTTTCTTTGGTCTTTATTTGATGTGGATTCTATTTTTTGTATAAACTTCTTTTCTAGTAGAGATTCTACCGCATCAATAATCGCTCTTTTTGAATAGCCAGTTATCTCAGCCATATAGTTATAGCTACATTTGCACTCACTATCATCATCTTGGGTGAACCCATGTATTATAGCAAATACATCTCTTTCAGTACCTTTAAGATTGAGTTTTGTAACCATCCAACTTTGTACACAAAAATAATTTGTATCTCTCATGTTGTTCCTCCAACAAAATTTTTATAATAGAAAAACTCCATACTCAGATGATGGTGGCATCTTTGTACGGAGTTTCTCACTCAGTCAGTATCAATATGTATGTCGGTTGACATCCACCATATATCAACTGACTGATTTTATGTTAGCACACAATAGATAGCTAGTCTATATGTGCATTAGTCTTATCGACTAAACATACTATAACACATTGTTATAGTATGGTCAATACAAAAAGAAGAAGTTCCATGCGTAGATTACTCTACACAGGAACTCATCTTTAGTCAAATCAAAGGAGCTAACCAATGAAGCGACTCACATCAGCTCTGAGAAAGAGGATTTCGACTCAACGCGGAGGCATTGGACTTTCTCCTTCTTTCTATAACCATCTGCTTACGCATATGGCATGAGCTGACTTAATCAATATATCATACTATGGTATATGTGTAAATAGAAAAAGCGAAGATTATTAAATCTCCGCTTTTTCAACACACTCTACACTTTTACGAAAGAAGTACAAACATGATTTGTGCTCTTCACAATAACAACTATAACATCTTGATATTAGTTGTTCAACAGGATTTATCTGAATGTCTTAACGATATCCTGTATCTGGTCGTCTACTACTGAATTAACCTCATCAAAGAGTGCTTTATATTCCTTGTCCATATTTATGCCTTCTGTTGATGTGATAGTTCTCTTTTCAGTAACTTCAATGGTGTAATAATTGTCACGCACTTTGATTGCGCTCCTTGAAGTTGCTGAGATTTCTGTTGGTACTCCGTGTGGTACATAGTCTGCCATTATTTTTTACCTCCAAATGCTTTCAATATTGCAAATATAACTATTATTGATAACTCACAGAATAGAGTACAAAATACTCCTGCTACAAATGGATTTACTACCATAGTATTCTCCTTACTTGATTCTAAGCACAGTTGTTACCTTAACATCCTTACAAGATGCCATTTCTTTAACAACATCTGCAGGAATAGTTTCGTGATAGATAGCGGATTCAAGAGCATCAAAATCCACATACTCCTTAGTCTTTACAATCCTGTCAGCTACACCATTAGATTTAAGGAACTCAATGAGCTTGTCCTCTATAAATGTTTCTGTCTTTCTCTCAGAAATAATGGCACTACCTGAATTTGTTTCAAATTTAGAAATATTCATTTCTTCCATGATTGATTTAATCTGAGTATTCTCAGAAGACGCCAGGGACTTAAAATGATTCTCTTGCTTCTTATTGTATATGTAGCTCTCAATAATCTCTCCTAGGTTATTAGAATTGTTTTCTGACACCATTTCTGTTGTATTTACTGCTTTTCTTGACATTAGTTTTTCTCCTTCTTTCTCTGAGTAATAGCTCCCATCACCCCATTACGTCCATGGACGATAGTTTTTTTAAATTCAATAAGTTTCCAAATATCATCATACTTCCAATATCTAGTCTGCCTATTGCCTTCTTGTATATAATCTGGTAAAAGAGATGCTAATTCATTATCAGGATTTTCTCTTTTCCATTTATACCAATTGTTGATTGTCTGTACTGAGGAATCTATGCGCATGGCTAGTTCCTCTATTTTTATCTTTCCCATATATTCCTCCTTTATATTTCTGGTTTATCATATCTCCATATATATCCATAGGCATGAGGTCTTTGTTTTCTACAACATCTACAAATACAATCTACCTTAAATCCTGTTTCTGATGCCGCTATCATACATGAAGGATATTCTTTTATTAGATTACCAGTCATATCTAACTGATATATCTTTCTTGCTTTATCAGAGATTTTTCCTTTATTCCAAGCAACTCTCCCCTTTAATCTTTTAGATTGTGCTTGCCTATCTTCATCTGTCCATACTCTACCAGGTCGTCCACGAGAAGCATCACCAATTTTCTTTTTAGTTTCCTCTGATAATTTTGTGCCTTTATTATGAGCAGGTCTACCTTTCATTGTTTCAGATATTTTGTGCCTATGTTCCTCTGAAAGATGTTTTCCTTTAAATGCCCCTATTCTACCTTTACCGGCTTCGCTTATCTTTTTTCTTGCCTCTTCTGTATGATGCCTACCTTTAAATATCTTACTTAACTTCGCTTTAGTTTCTTCCGATTGATGTCTGCCTGTATTTTTAGCACTAATTTTTGCTCTAACTTCTTCTGAAAATGTGCCACTATCTCCGGCATCGCGGTTATTATATATGTTTTTTGAATTTATTCCACCATAAAAATCAATCCAATATTGCTCACGTTCTGTAAGATTATTCGCATCACAAAGCTCTACTAATTCAAACTTAAATGATTTTTCTCCATATTTATTCCATGATGATTGTAAATGTTTATTTACATGAAAGTTACCTTTTAGTGCATTAATGTGTTCTTTTTTTCTCTTGTTAAAATCTATTGTTTGACCTATGTAAACTTTGTTATTGATTAAATTTGTTATCTTATATATGCCTGTCAACTAAATATCCTCCTAATCTATCTATCACTTGCTCTTAATTAGATAGTAACATTTAGGATAACAGATAGTCAACTAACTCTTTTTTATCTGCAACTGTGGCATGTGAGTCAACAAGTTTATCACTAAGCTCACCTTTATGTTTAACTAATTCCCATATTCTTTCGTCTATAGTATTTTTACAAAGTAGATTATATATAGTAATATTTTTATTTTGACCTATTCTATGACATCTATCGACACACTGATCATAGTTGGCTTTGTTCCATGGGTGGTCTAAAAATATTATTACACTTGCGGCAAATAAATTTAGTCCTGTACCCATTGCGCCTGTTGTGCCGACTATAATTTCTGCTCTTCCATCTTGAAATGCTTCAACATTCTTTTGTCTATCCGCATCTTTTGTCTCACCAGTTATTGTGACATAAGTG